TTGAAGAACTTTTTACCAACGGAAAAGATAACTGGTTTGACGCTAAAGCAATGCTTAAAAACGGCTTTATCGCAAAAGAAAATATTGAAGAAACCGACATTAAAGTCGATATTCCTGCAAATGAAACCACGGCTGGCGTTGTTGTCGTGTACAATAAATTAACAACAGAAATAGAAAATAATACTAATCAAATTCAAATTAAAATGAAAAAAGTAATTGCACTTTTGAAGCTTCAAGAAGGCGTTTCTGAAGAAGTTGTTGAAACGGCGATTTCAGGAATTCAAAATAGTCTTACGACTAAAACCGAAGAACTTGAAACGACCAAAACAAAACTTGCCCAAGCTGAAAAAGACCTTGCCGACGCAAATACAAAGTTAGGCGTAGTAAATAAAGCTTCAGCTTTAGAGTTCGTTAAAAATTGTATCAAAGAAGGCAAAATTGACCCAGCTAAGGAAGCTGACGTTTTGGTTCAGGCGGAATCAAACCTTGAAGGCTTTAAAAACCTTATGAGCGCTATTCCTGTAAAAGCACCGAACATTATTAATCAGTTAAGAGCCGACGAAAACGTTGACCCAGCCACAGGAAAAACTGTCGTAACTGAAACTAAAACTTTCAGACAGCTAGAAAAAGAAGCCCCAGCAGTTTTGAATACTATGCGAGCAACTGATTTACCGCGCTACGTAAATCTTTATAATGCGCAATACGGTACTTCGAAAACTGAAGCCGATTTCAAATAATTAATTAACCAATTTACACACTTTTAAAATGAAAACAAAAATTTCAATTAAGGCTATTTTGGTGAATTTCGTTTTTGCGATGTTCATCGGGTCGCTGTTCGCAATGCCAGCTTTGGGCGTTGGTATTTTTGCCGTCGGAACTGTCGGACAATTACTAAACAAAGCACCATTATACAGCGGTCTTTCTGCAATGGCTTTACAAACTGAAGTTTGGATTCAGGACATTCAGGAAACGCTTTACTACGGTAACGAATTCTTATATTTGGCGCAAGATCATAGTTCTTTCGTTGTTAACAAGACGGTTCACATTCCGCAAGCGGGCGCGAAGCCAGCTGTAGTAAAGAATAGAACGGCGGTCAATACAGACCCTATTCAACGCGCCGATAGTGAATTGACTTACGATTTAGATAACTACACAACTGACCCGATTTTAGTCAAAAATATCGAAGATTTGCAAGTTTCTTACGCAAAACGTCAGTCTGTTTTAGGTCAACACATTGCGACATTATCTGACACCGTAGCTACTGAAACGTTACAAAAATGGGCTGTTACTGGTTCAACTACACACGTTTTAAGAACTACAGGCGACGCAACTGGAACTTTGCCACACGCAACAGCTACTGGAACGCGTAACAAGTTAGACAAGAAAGACATGGCACGCGCTTCAGCACGTATGGATTTAGACAAAGTACCAGCACAAGAACGTTACGCCGTAATTCCTGCTTGTATGTTTTATGACTTGTTTACCGACAGCGATTTAGTTCGTTCTCGCGCAACAATTAACGAAGATATGCTTAAAAAAGGCGTTATTGCTGAATTGTTCGGGTTTTGGATTATCAAACGCGGTGAAGTAGTTCTTTATACTAACGCATCTACACCAGTTTTAAGAGCGTCCGACGCTGTACCAGCTGTTACTGATTGCGGGGGTGCTGTGTGTTTTAGTAGATTTATGACTTCGCAGGCTTTAGGTGAAATTATGGTCTATATTAACGAAGGCGACGCGCAAAAATATGGTGATGTGTTGAGTGCTGAAGTAAACCACGGTGCAAGCTTTTTAAGACCTAATAACGTGGGTCGTGTATCAATTGCACAGGGTTATATCGCACCAGTATAGAACCTAACGAATCAAAAAAATCAATATTGAAAGGCGACCAAAATTCAAAGCGTCGCCTTTTTTTAATCTTTTAAATAACAAATTATGAATGATGTAATTTTTAACCGTGGCGAAGGCGGTCTTGGTCGTGCGCTGGCTGGCGAAGATCACGTTTCAGGACTGATCTTTTACTTAGCTTCGGCAGACATTCCGACCAGCTTCGAAACGGACAAAATAAAGCTTATTTATTCGCTTGCCGAAGCTGAAGCTTTAGGTATTATTTTAGACGAAAGCGCTAGACTAGATCACATTCACTATCAAATAGAAACGGCTTTCATGGCTAACCCTAAATTAGTGTTGTACGTTGCGATTTATCCTGATACCGCTGGCGTTGTTGACCTTACTAAAATTGTAGAAGTACAGCGATTTGCTGAAGGGAAAATTCGCCAAATCGGAGTTTGTAACGATTTTATTCAATTCGCGATCGGCGATATTGCCACGCTACAAGCTAACGCTGACATTTTGGAAGCTGAACACAAGCCGTTAAGTGTCATTTACAGCGCAAAAACTGGAACAATGACAACTTCGACGCTTCCTGATCTTAGAGCGCAAGACGCGAAGAATGTTTCAATGGTTATCGCTACGGACGGCGCTGGTAAAGGTTCAGCTTTGGCGGTTTCCAGTTCAACAAAGCCTTCAATTATCGGTATGACAATAGGCGCAATATCTGTTGCAAAGGTTAACGAAAATATAGGCTGGGTCGGTCGTTTCAATGTAACAAAAAACGTTATAAATGAATTCGATGTTCCCGCGCTTATGACTGGCGAACTTTACAAAAATTTAGCGCCTTCTTTGGTAGATGCTTTAAATACAAAAGGTTACATTTTCTTAATTAAGCACGTCGGAACAGCTGGAACGTATTTCAACGACACGCATACAGCAAAAGTCGTGTCTTCAGACTACGCTTTTATTGAAAACAACCGTACTATTGACAAATCGGTTAGAGGTGTAAGAAGTTTCTTATTACCTAGCTTAAACGCCCCTTTGTATGTAAACGGAGACGGAACGCTTACCGAAGACACAATTGCAGGCTTCAGAAACGACGCTTTACGCGCGCTTGAACAAATGGAACGCGACGGCGAAATTAGCGGAAAAGACGTAATTATTAACCCAGCGCAAAACGTGTTGACATCTTCTAAAATTGAATTAACAGTTCAAATCGTGCCTGTTGGTGTGGCTAGAAAGATCGTTGTAAACATTGGTTTTGTTGTTAAATTATCATAAAAATGATCGAAATTCCCTTAATTAATGGTAGAGCCTATTCTTACGTTGACATTATTGTTAAGATGGCAGGCGTTGCAATGCCTTCAGTTTCTAAGATTTCTTATACTGAAGAACAGCAAAAAGAAAATAACTGGGGTACAGGCGAAAGACCTTCTTCGCGTGGAAAAGGAAAAATAGAGCCAAAAGCTTCGTTTGAAATTTCTATGAACGACATCGAAGCGATGCGCGACGTTGCCCCAAACGGGTCGCTTTTAAAGTTACCGCCGTTTGATATTGAAGTTCACTTTTTGAACGCTCAAAAAGTAGTAACACACGTGATTAAAAATTGCGAATTCATTAGCGACGGTGTTGAAGCTGGCGTTGACGACAAGGACATAAAACGAACTTTCGATTTAATTCCCTCGCATATCCTTTACAGATAAAAAAAAAGTTGTATTTTTAGCGAATATTTAAAAAAATTCAATAAAAATGACAACGAAAAACAAAGAAGTACGTTACGAAATTGAAGTCGAAGGCGCTAAAGCATTTTTAGCGCCTTTGACGTTTCCTGTAGCTGAAGCCAGTCTTGGCTTCACGTTCAGACAATTTCCGAAAAAAATCAGCGCTGGCGAAATTATTTTAAACTCGCTGTATTCACACGGTTCGCCGAAATACAAAAACACAAAACCCGATTCGCCTTGGTTTGTTAAAGCCTGTCTTGAAGCTGTTAAAATCTTGGATTTGCTGGCTTACAAAATCACCGACGACGACCGAATCGAAGTTGAATTTAAAGGGAAAACGTATAGCTGTAAATTAAGCGAAGAAATCCCGCGCGACACCCTAGAAGACGCACTTGGATTACTTACGCCAAACGCTGGTAATTCTATGCCTTTGACGGCTGGAAAATTGATATTAAACGCGTGCTGGCTGGAAGGCGACGAAGAAATAAAAACAAATCACGAATTGTTAATACCTGTTTGTTTGGCGGTTTATTACAGAATAAATAAAGCCGAATCTAGTTTAAAAAAGCTATAGGTCAATTTGCAATTAAGCAAGAAAACGACGATAGCGTTTTTGAACTTAGAAAAATGAACGCTTTGCTGAGGTTTTATTTTAAAGAAGACCCTGACAAATTGACCAACGAACAATTCGCGAAGCGCTGGAATGAATTGAAATACGCATTAAAATTCGAAAGTATTCGAAAAAACCCTTTCTAGGATATGGCAAATAATGAAGAAACATACGTAATAAAACTTAAAGACCTAGGAGTTCACAACGGACTGGTTCAGGTCGGGCAGGATGCCGACAACGCAAAAGGAAAAGTTAACGCTATCGGTGGCGCTGTCGGTAATTTAAGCGGAATTATAGCGGGTGTTTCTTTGTTTGCTTTAGGTAACAGCGTTGTAGACACTTTAGCTAAATTTGAAAAGTTTGAAGCTGTCTTAACTACTACTTTGGGAAGCAATTCGTCAGCACAACAGGCAATGGCGCAAATCACTGAATTTGCACAAAAAACACCGTTTGAAGTTGACGGCTTAACTGATTCTTTCGTTAGGCTGGCGAATCAAGGTTTTGTTCCTACAATGAATGAAATGACAAAACTCGGCGATCTAGCCAGTTCAAAGGGTAAAGACATGACACAACTGGCTGAAGCTTTAATTGACGCGCAAGTTGGCGAATTTGAACGATTAAAAGAATTCGGAATTCGCGCCAGCAAAGCAGGCGATCAGGTTAGCTTTACTTTTAAAGGTCAAACTAAAACTATGAAAATGACCGACGAAGCCGTTAAAGACTATATTTTAAGTCTTGGCGATCTTCAGGGCGTTCAGGGTTCAATGGCTGGAATCGCCGAAACAACGGGCGGGAAACTGTCTAATTTAAGCGATACAGTTACGGCTTTATATTTAAAATTAGGAACTAAATTAAAACCCGTTATTTCCAGCGTTGTTGAAGGCTTAATGGAAGCGGTGGCGTGGGCTTCGCAATTTGCTGACTGGGTAACCAGTGGAACGACTGGCGCGAATACTTTTGCGGTTGCCGTGGCTGTCTTGGCTGGTGGTTTTTTAACTTACAAAATAGTTATGACAGCGCTGGCGGTACAAACGCAAATTATGACAGCGTACCAGTGGGCGCTGAATACCGCAATGAGCGCTAACCCTGTCGGTATTGTGGTTGTAGCAATCGGCGCTTTAATTGCTGGTTTAGTCGTTGCATATCAAAAATTTGACACCTTCAGGGCTATAGTAAACGGAACTTGGGC